GTATTAAATCAATAGGTATACGTAAAGTATCACCTTGTTTATCAATAGCTAATACATGTGTTATTTGTATTTGTGGTCTTTTTTGTATAGAGCAACTACTTGCAATAGCAATTAGTGCAAAAAGGGCAATTTTCCATAATTTCATTAGTTTTTATAATTTTTACTTACAGCTTTTACTGATTGACTAGTTGATCTACCTGATCCTTGAATAAAAGGGAAGGTACCGCCTGTTCTACTTGTAGCGTTAGGATTATTTGCTTTAACTCTATCAAAAAATGCTTTATCTAATCCAGTTTTAGAATGAAACTTATCCATCGCAGATCCAGCTTTAAAACCAGTTTTACCAACGTTTTTACTTACGTTTTTACTTACGCTTTTAGTTACGTTTTTACTAATATTTTTACTAAAACCTCCTGCAATTCCACCTGGAGTTATTAATGATGCTAAACCAAAAGTAACATTTCTTACAGCGTCTCTTACTTGAGGTGCTGTAAATCCAAAAAGTTTTGGTTCGTTTTGTTTTGGTTTTTTACTACTTGGGTTTATTAAATGTAATGGTTTGTTTTTATAATTCATTATTTAGTGTTTAATTCTATTATTTTATCTATTCTATCTTCTTCTAATCTTAAAGATCTTATTAGCTTCTTACTTAACCCTAGTTTAACTAAACTATCTATTTGTTGTTGTTTAGTTAAAACTTCTATTTGATCTCTTCTTTTTAAATTGTTTATTTCTTTAGGTGTTAAACCTTCAAATCTTTTTTCTTCTTCTAATCTTTTCTTTTCTTCTCTTTCAAACTGTAGTTTTTTCTTTCTTTCTTCTTTTTTTCTTTCTTTTGCTTCAAGTTTTATTTGATCATGTTCTTCGTTTTTAACACCTAAATCCCATGTTCTCCAACCTAATGCTAAAGCTATTCTTTCCATAGTTGAGTTTCTTGAGTCAGTCATTTCAGTTAAAGCACTTATTTCAGCTATAGTTCTTTCTAATGGTATGTTTAACACAGCTTCTGCTGTAGAACCTAAAACCCTATATGATGGGCTTAAATTAACTCTACCATCTCTAGTTATTTCCCAACCTCTTTCTTCTATAACATCTTTTTCAAACTCTCTAGTTTTTAAAGCATTGTTAAGTTTTCTAAGCTTTGATCCTATAGGTGGAGATAAGTTAACAGCTTCTAATAATATATCCGCATTGTCTTTTGCAAAAGGATCTTTACCTTCATTTTGATAAAATTTAACTAAGGTATTTTTAAGTGTAGCACCTATTGCTCCGTATATACCAGAACCTCTAAGAACTGTATCTACCATGTTGTTAGCTATTCTTATGTGTTTATTTTGTGCTTCTCTTTGTTTCTTAGTTTCTTCATCTTCTTCATCTTCTCCACTGAAACCTGGAATTGTAGCAAATAAAGCATTTTGTAAAGCAGCAAATATAAAGTTTTGTACAGCACCATAATATATTATTTTACTTATGTATGTTGCATCACTTTGTGCTTGAGTTAACCCTGGTACTCTTCTTCTATTAATTAAATCTTGTCCAGCTCTTTTCATTAACCTTGTATACTGCATCGGTGTGTTTTGAAAAGATAATAGTAATCTACCTAACACACTTGCTTGTTGTTCTGATATCATTGCTGGATCTGCAGACTGTTGTGATTCTTCTGATACTCTTGAAAAATCTTCAAAAGCTTTTTCTTCAGCAACTTTTTGATCCATACCTTGTTTAGTATAAGTATTAACTCTGTTTCTATAAAAAGTAGCACCACCTGTGGCTATAGCAAAACTATCTGCTATTTGTGTAGGTAAAAATCCTTTTTTAAGTAACCACGATAATGCAGCTTCAGCTTTATTAGTAGCACCTTCTACTGCTTTAGCAAGTTCAGCTTCATTAATATCACCTTTTAAACCTGCTCTTCTTTCTTTTAATTTAGGTGAATTAAATATCATTGCAAAATCAGACCAATATTGTTTTTGATTTGCAAACGCAGCTGCAGCTTTTAATGGATTATTATCACTCCAGTTTATAAAGTTTACAGAAGATATTGTCTGTAACAATGCTGATTTTCTGTTAAAGAACATTATAGCACCAATAGATCTGTTAACCCAGTTATTAAAAGAGTTAACTAACCTATTACTTCCTGAAGGTCTATTTGTACCGTTTTTCATACGATACATCATATCTTCTAATGCTTCTCTTGTATTTCTACCGTAAGTAGCTTCTATTTTTCTTAAATTTTCTTGACTAAATATTTCACCAGAGTTTTGCATAAACCCAGAGTTTTCTAAAAACTTTTTTCTACCTTCACCCTGTGTTAATCTTTGTAAGTCTGACTCTATAGTTTGTACATCAAAACCAGCGTTTGGTTTTAACCATGTATCTTGTTTAGTTATCATTTGTAAACCTTGAGCAAAATCTAACATTGTTTTATCTTTAGCTATAGCATCTACTAATGTTTTAGCATCTCTTTTTGACAGGCCAGCGTCTTTTACTAAATCAAAACCTGATTTATCCATTAAATAAGCTCTTACAGCTTGATCATATGTAAAATCAGTTTTACCTTTTGTAGGTATTTTTTTACCTAGTTTTTTTCTAGCATCAGGATTAGCCCCAAGTAATGTTGCATAATCACTTTTTAAAGCTCTTCTAAATCTTTCTATTTGCGCTACAGCTTGTTGATATGGTCTTATTAAGTTTCTATCAAAAAATTCAAATTGTTGTTCACCTTTTTTACCTTTACCTAAAAATGTATATATTAATCCTTTAAAATCTTCTGCACCTGGTGGTAAGAAAAACTGAAATCTACCTATTTTACTACCTCTTCGTTTAGCAACAATTTCAGAAAATCTTTTTTCAGATTTTACACCTTTGTTTTCTTCTATAATATCATTAAATGTTTTACTAACATTTTTATCTTCTGCAGCTTTTCTTTTTTCTATAGCTTTTTTGCCTTTTGAAGAGTCTTTAAATCTTTCACCGTCTCTTATAGTTTTTGTTTCTTTATTTTTAGCTTTTGAATATAATCTACTAGTTTCACCATAAGGATTAGTTCCAACAGCAACCCAATCTTGTGATGTTAAATCTAAACCTGGAGTTTTAGTATATCTTTCAGTCCATGAATCTTTGTAAATATCAAAATCTCTTCCATCAATTTTAGGCATATCATTTTTATACCCAGCATCAGTTATTAATTGATTTTGTTGTTTTGTTATACCTATAATTTTATAATTCTTTTTTAAAGCAGTTAAAGCTTTACCAAAATCAACTTTATTATCTAAAGCTGCATCAAATAAAAAATTATAAGCAGTAGTGCTTTGAACAGCATGTTCCCACTCTACTTTAGCTGTTGGATCAGCAAATATGTTATAAGAAACTACTTCAGCTAAAGCATGAGGATGTGATCTTTCTGTAGTTGTAGAGTTTAACATCCAGTATACTGCGGGTGCTAACTTTTTACCGTTTTTATTATTAAGTAATTTATTAATACCATTCCAAAAATCAGTAAACATAGCTACGTTTCTTTTGTTGTATGTTTTTATATCATTTTTAGGAGAATCAAACCAAGATATAATATCATTAAAAGTACCTGTAAAATCTTCTTTAATAAGACTACTAGCTTTTGTTTTAGCATATCTAGGATCTGTTTTTTTCAAAGCTTTAATACCATCAAGTTTTTTTGATAAAAAATCATAAGATTTTTGTTGAGCTTCTGATCTTGTTTTAGAACTACCCCATAAAGCTCTATTCATAAACGTGCCTTTATTTAATAAACCAGGTGAAAACTCACCTGAATTTATTATTTTTATAATATCATCAGCATATTTTTTAGTATTTTTATAAACACCATCTGTATCTACATCTCCTTGATTAGGTGCGTAAGCACTAAACTTATGTTTATTAGCATGGTTGTCTAGTTTAGATTTACTAAACAACAATGGACTTTTCATAGAGTCTAGTTGTGCCTGAGTAAGTTTTACCTCTTGAGTTTGAGGACCAGCATCTAATGTTCTACTAGTAGCTCTACCACTCATTTGTTCTGCTACAGCTTTTAATAAACCTTTTATAATTTGAGAGTTTCTAGCATCAAAATCAGGACTTACTTTACCATCCTTAACACCTATAGCTTCATCAAATTTTTTATTATCAAACTGTTTAGGTGTTCTAACTTTTTTACCACTACCTAATCTTTTAGGTGGATTAAAAAATGTATTTAAAATTTTAGTACCTAAACCTAATGTATCACCACCTACTTTTACAGGTTTACCACCTTTTTTCTTAGACTCTACTGTAGTTACATCTGTATTAGCCTTACTTAAAACCACGTTTTTAATAAAAGGTTTTGCAGCTGTTAATATTCTTTGTGCTTTACTTGCTTCAGAGGGTGTTAAATTTGCTTTAGGATCAGTAAGTTTTTTAACTGGTATACCTATTGCGTCTGCTAAAACCTTATAAGGTACAACTTCCATTCGTTGTTTAGGTGTTAAATTTGGATCTGATAAATTTATACCTTTTTCTTTTGCTAATGCGTTTACACCATCAGTAAATTCTTTTTCAAACTTTTTACTATCAAAACTTGGATCTGATTTTTTAATTAAATCAAATACTTCGATTGTTGGTGATACTTCTTTTTTAGTAGTTGTAGTTTCGTCTGTTTTTTGCTCTGCTAGTTCTTTAGCTCTTGGATCACTAATAGAATCTGTAGATATATCTTTTTTACCTAAATTTTGTATATCACCTTTTGCAAAACCTAAAATTGATTGACCTTTACCACCTTGAGTTTTTCCTGTTACCCACCCAAATAAACTTTCATTTTTTGATGGATCAAATTCTGCTAAAAACTTTTCACTTATTCTTTGTTTAGTTTTTTGCACAAAGTCAGGGTTCATATCTAAATATTCTTGACTTACTCCTTGTCTTATTAAACCATCAAGTAAATTAGTATTTTCAATTTGATTCATAGCACTTGCAGCATCATTAGATTTTTGAAAATCTTCTTTTGATTCATACTTTCTACTACCATCTTTATTTTGTACAAATTGATCTAATTCACTTTTTATATCTCCTTTTGAAAATACTAAACCAGATGTATATTTTGTTCTACCTACAGAATCCATTTCTATAGTAGGTGGAACTTTAGCACCTTGTATGTTTGCTGTTTTTTGAGCAAAGTCAGTTACAAAAGAATATATATCATTTGTAGTTTTAAAAGGATTTAAAACGTTAGAAGCAGTAGGATTAAATTGTCCCCATACTGAATTTAACATATTTTTTAAACCATACATTGCATTCATATCAGCACCTTTTATATCTCCTAATAAAAGTGTTTCACTAAAAACAGTCATAACCTCTTCTATATTAGAAGAATCATACTCGTTTATTCTTTCTAATATACTATCAGCTCTTTTAGCATCTAATGATCCATCTTCTTTTTTAGCTTTTATAAGATCTTTTAAACCAACCGTAGCAGTATCTATATTTGTTTGAACCTCAGAATCATTTTTTGCATCGAATAATTTACTAGCTCTAATTTGAGTATGCATTAGCTCATGTAAAGGTGAAATAGCAGCTGTTAAAGCAGACTCTGTATTCCCGGTCATTATAGATTTATATATGCTATCTTGATTAATATATATTACACCTGAGTTAGGATCCATAAATGCTGAGTTTTCTCTAACCTGTTGAGCAATATCTATTTCTTTAATATTTGTTTCACTTTCTGGTTGATTAGGGTTAAAATCAGGATTTGGTATAGTTCCAATATTATTTTTCTTTATATATGCCTCTACAGCTTCTGGATTTGTAAGAACCTCTGTTGTACCTTCATATTGAAAACCAGTTATATCTAAAGCAGCTTCATATATTTGCCTTCTTCCTTTAGCTACGATACTATTAGCTAATTGTGCACCTGGATTAGCTTTTAAAAAATCTGCTTCCGCCTGATTATATTCAGCTAGTTTTTTAGACTTTAATATTTCAGCTTTTCTTGCATCTATTTTTTCTACTTTTTTTTCTGCAGCATTAATTTCGTTTAAAAACCCTTCTTGACCAAATTGTGGATCACTAGTTAAAGAATATAAATCTTTTTCTGCAGCTCTTAATTCACTACCTATTTCAATTAATTGTTCTCTAGAATTTTGATCAAGCTTGGTCCAAGAGTTCATATTTAAAAAATCTGAAACTGTAGCTTGTTCAAATAGGTTTTGTTTTTGGTCTTGTAATTCTTTTATTTCAGCACTAGATAAACTACCATCTAACTTACCATTTTCAAGTTTTGTAGTTATACTCATTAATTTACCCTGAATTTTTCTCATTGACTTTCTATCAGCATTAGACATCAATTCATATTTAAGACCACTCATAACATTATTTGCCATATAAGGACTTTGTAACGCTATACTAGTAAATGCTGTGTTTAATGCAAAGTCTGTAGAAAAGTCATCTAAATATCCTCTATCAATACCTAGTACGTTTCTATCAACAAATGCTGTACCAAGATTTACAAAAGATTCTTCAAGTAATTCTGATCCTATACCTGCTCCAAATCTATAACCTGATGATAATGTAGCTTTAACACCATCTATAGAGCTTTTTCTCCAAGAGTTAAGTAAACCTCTTCTAGCATACGAACCACCTACTTTTTGTAAATTACTTATAACTCGTAACGATCCTAACCTTTCACCAATCATATCCATACCACCATATAATATAGCGGCAAATGCTCTTTGCACACCACCATATTTTAAGTTCATTTGACTTTCATAGAACTGTTTATCACTCATCAACTGATCTTTCATTTCAGTTGTAAGTTCTTCATTAAGTAAATCTTCGTTGATTTGTTTTAGCTTGTCTGTAGCTTCTATACTAGCTAAGGTTAGTTTACCCCATTGATCTCCAGATCCACTAACAAAAAACGTAGCCATAGTTGCACTTTGTGCCATTTTATTAGCTGTTGCAAAAGCTGCTTTTTGAGCAGCACCAGATAAACCTCTTGCTAAAAGTTTACCACCTAAACCACCAATAAATCCACCTGGCAATAAAGTAGCTCCAATACTAAAACTGTTATCCGCAGCCATGTTTAATAAATATCTTCCAAAGTTAAAGCCATCTAATCCAAAATCATCACTACCAATTGTTGCAAAATTAGACATTTCTTCTGAAGCCATTTTATAATAGTTCATAGAACTTTTATAATTAGCGTCACTATATTCTTCATTAAATAATTTACCTAATGAATTATCTATACTACCTACTAAAGCTTTTACTGGCGCTACAAATTGAGCATTTAATGTTGCAAAAGTTTTATCAAGTAAATTGTAATTTAAACTTCCTGCTTCTAATAAAATACCATAATCACCTAGTTTTTCTCCTTCAGATTCTAATGCATCAAATTCAGTCTTTAATAAATTTGCTCTTACAGATAAACGTTCTAACTGTTTACCAGCTTCTCCATTATTATAAGCTTCTATAGCATTTTGATAATCTTTAACATCTTGTTGATAAGCCCATCTAGTTCTTGGAGAAGTAAGAGGGGTTATTTCTCCATAGTTTTCTAATTTAGTTTTTAAATCGTTTACTGTTTTTAAAAATGGTGCAGCCTTTGATTGAGCTTTAGTAATTTCTAACTCCAAAGCCAGCGATCTGTCTTCTAATTGTGTTTGCCCTTCTTCAAATTTTTTATAAATACTTTCTTTTGATTCAAACTCTTTTAACTTAAATGTATGTTCTTTACCTTGACATTTTAAAGTTATATCTTGCCCTAAAGGTATTTTGTCAGCAAGATTAGCACCGCCACAACCGAGCTCCATAAATCTTAATTTTTCTTCCTCGTTGTACTTTACAACAGCTTCATTAGGAAGCAAACCATCTTTATTTCTATCTTTATCAGTATATAGATGTTTTTCTAAAGCAGGCATTAGAACTGAATCAAGATCTCTTTCTCCAGTTGCGTCTAGTAATAATTTAGTTTCACTATCTATTAATTCATTTCTTTTTGTATCTATTATTTTTTGATCTAATAAACTTATATCTAAACCATCAATAGTTTTCATACCAAAGCCAGAGCCTTGTGTATAAGAACCTTTTAAAAAATTTTGTAATACTTTATCGCCATATTTAGAGGTTATTTCATTGTTAGAAGTTTGCTGTTGTTGTTCTTTCCATATTTTTAAAGCTTGATTATATCCACTTTTTTCTCTTGATTCTGAACCTAAACCTCCTTTATCTGCATATCGTTCTTCGTATCCTGGTTGTTGCTTCCAAAGTTCTAAAAAATCATCCGTTAATCTTTTGCCAAAATTAGAACCTTTTTTGTATTCACCTTTTTCTTTAAAAGGATTATTATCATCTCTCGATTTGTATATTTCTTCTATATCCTCATAAATTTTTTTAGTTATTTCATTATCTTTTTCACCGCTATTATATATTTTTTTAATATTAATATATCCATCTACTAAATTTTTACCATCTGTTTCATTGGCATACCAATTTAATATGCCACCTGCTTCTTTAATTTCTGTTTGTCTTTTTTCAAAGTATTTTTTACCTGCTAAATTTGATTTAGCACCACCACCACCAGTGTTTTTAAACTGTAAGTTAAAATCTTTTTTTTGTTTTTCTCTAGCTAAATATTCTTTATATTGTTGCTGACATCTTTTTAACTCTTCTGATGAAAGATTTTGATCTTCACAAGGAGTTTGAAAATTAAAGTCTGACATAAATTATTATTGCATTAAAGTTGCAGCTGCTTCTTCCTGTACTTCTGGACTCATTTCAGCTGGTTGTTCTTCTTGTTGGGGAGATTGTGGTTCACCCATAGGAAATTTATTACCTACTTCTTTTTCTAAAAACCACTTTTTATAATCTTCTTGAAATCTTTTTTCTTGTTTTTTATCTAGAGCTTTTGCCGGATGTAAATAATGATCTGTAACTGTCGCTAATATATTGTTATTAAATGCAACAACCTCGTCGTATCCTTCATAACTTCCTAATACTCCTGCAGATATTTTATCCATTTCAGTGTTAAACTGCATACTGTTTCCAATAGCTTCTTTGTCTATTATATAAAACTGTTGAATATCACCATTGTTTAAGGTTTCTTCTTTTATTTCAAGCTCTCCATTTTTATCTGTTTTTCTATAGTTTTCTGTAACACCGCCTGTTAATACAGGGTTTTCACCTACTTTCTCTTGTTCAAATATTTCAGAACTTAGTATTTTAAAATCATTATTTTGTTGGCCTGTGTCCGGTATAGAAATAAACATGTCTTGTGACTCAGATAGTTTATTTAATTTATTTAAATATATTCTTTCAACAAAACCCATATCATCATATAAATCATAAGCTAATCTATTTATATCACCATTATCTGCTACAATATCTATAATTCCTTTTAAATCATCTGCAAATATATTCATAGCTCTATATCTACTTTGTGGCGTACCCATAAGATCTACACCACCCATCATACCCGCTTTTTGAACAGCAGGCGTCCATATTTCTATGTTTGATAATATATTTTCTAAAGCTGATTTTATAGTTGTTACACTATTTGCAATATTTTCAGCATATCTACGATCAAAAGCAGGATTTTCACTAGTATTGTTTTGTAATTTTAATTGTATATCTGAATATATTTTCACAAAAGGATCATATAGTTTTGCATAATCTACTTCTTGATCTTTGCTTTCGTTATAACCTAATTCGTAACTCGCTTGTGAATGTTGTTGTGCAACTTTAAACTGATTCTCTTCGTTAAGGCGTTTATTTTCTAAAAGTTTTTCTTTTAATCCCATGTTTTAAATTGTATTAATTACCGACAGCTTTACCTAAATTAAATCCTCCACCGCCAGCAAATCCACCAGCAACACTATCACCTAATTCACCAACAGAGCTCCAAGTATTTGCTATAGCATTAGATTTAGCTTGCGCAGCACCAAGCTCCCTGCTTTTAGCAATATCTTTTTGACCTCTCATGTAATTTATTTTTTCACCCTCTCTTCTTTCTTTTGCATTAAACATAAATGCTCTACCAGCTGCATCAGCCCCTTGAACTCTTTGTCCCTCTGATATTTGTACACCTTGTACACGTTGACCTTCTGCTAACTGCATCCTTTCTAGTTGCGATTGACCCTGTGCTCTAAGTTTTTCATTTTGAGCTTCTTGTTGTTCTATACTTGCAGCAACACCCTTTTTACTTTGCAATGCAGCTTGTGCTAAAGCAGTTGCGCCACCAGCACTTGCTCCTGTTGCTCTTAACATATCTAATGTGTTTGCTAAAGCAATATCTGTTTGTTCTGCTTGCATATCGGCGGCTGCAGTTGCAACCCCTAAACTAGCAAATGGATTTGATATTTTACCTGAAAGATCTTTTGCTAATGAACTTAAATCTTTTGTATTTTCGTAAGGGTTAATAACAGCTTGACGACTATTTTCTAAAGCTTTTAACTCAGCAGTAGCTTTTCTTCTATCAGCCGCGGCTCTTCTTTGCGCTCTCTTTGCACCAGCTTTTTGAGCAAATCCACCAAGTATACCCCCTATTGCACTAAATAATCCCATAATTTTAATTAATATGATGATTCGACAGTTTCAGATGATACTGCGAATAATTCTTTTCTTTGATTGTTTGCGTTACTTAAACTAAATTTAACTGTACTAAAAAATCCTTTAATACCAGTCATATTGTTTCCAAACACTACTTCACCTGCTGTAGCCGAAGAATCATTAAGTATGTTTGCAAAATATTTGTTTTCTTTTCTTTTAAAACTATTTGTAAATAGTTCATTAGAAAAATCATTTAACGATGTTGGTAATATGTATTTTGATATAGGTACTTGGCCTATATCACCTGAACTTGCATTTAAAGAACTTACTGTCCAATCAATACTACCTTCATAATTTATTGTTTGAAATACTTTAACTGTTGATGGTTTAGCATTTAAAACCACTGTTACTGTTGAATCTGAAACTACTCCATAAAAACTACAATAAGCTGCAGATCCATAATGTTGATATAATTTACCAGTGTTGGTTGTAAAAAATGTAGAACTTAAACTAAAAGCTAATGAAGGTTTATAAGTTAATAAACTAGTCCAACCCTGTACACTTTCATCAAATGATAATGTATTATAACTTGACGCTGTTTGTATAGATAAAACATAGTTTTTAGTATGCATGTCCCAACCACCTACAATTTTAGTTACTGCGGTAGATGTTAAATTATCTCTAAAAAAATCATGCATACCATAACCAGATATTTCTATAATTTCTCCAGCACTTGATAATCTAAGCACACAACCTCTTTTTCTATCCGTAAAGTATTTTCTATAACCATATATAGCAAAACTTGTAGGATCAGTTGATATACCGTATTCTCCTTGATAAGGAACTATTTGACCTATGACTAAATTAGAACTTGTTACAGCTGCATTACCCTCTGCAGAGTATATAGCATCTTTATCTATTAACGCTCTATTAATTTTGTCTTCTTGGAAAATAATTAAATTTGTATCTTCTGCATATAATTTTTGTATTGATCCTTTAGCTGGATCTACTGATCTTGTTATATCTTCACCTACTGAAAATTCATTTGTTTGATTTATACCTGTTCTAGAGTTAAATACACCTGAATAAATCATTGTATTAAATCTATTTTGATTATTAGGATTATCTTCAACAATATGCGCTTTTACGCCTAAATCAGTTATGGTATTATTATAACCGCCTCTTATTCTTGCTTCTTCAATATACCAGTCTTCTGCATTGTTGTTTGAATAAGCTTGAGGTATAGTAGTATATGGTACTGAAGCGGGCGCCGGTCCACTACTTGTGTTAGCATCTACTAAGGTTTGTAATTTCTTCAACCAATATGAGTTAAAATATTTTAATTCTAATGTAGCAGCCATATTCTTTTATTATCACTTATTTTTTTTGATTATTACACCCAGCCGGTTGCGCCTGGCATTGGTTGTGCACAAGTCTTAAATCCACTTTGACAAGCAACTGCGTATGCGCCTGAATTACAAAACTTTTCACTTATGGTTGGAGCTATTTTTACACCATCTGTACCAAACTTAGCTGATACTTTAATTTGATCAAAAGGCTCTGTTGAAACTGTATCCGTATTAAATGTTCTAAACTCGTTAGCATTAGGTGTTACTGGGCTTGTTAAGCCAACATTACTATAAAATAAATCTACATATTGAGCATAAGGTATTGGTGCATAATAATGTGTAGAGTTTGTAGCAACACAACCATAAGAAGTTTGTGTAGCAGAAACATCATATTTATATGCTTTAGGTGTTCCGCTATCCTGAACATTAGCGTTGTTTTCAATTACACAATCACTGTAATATAAGTCATTAGAGTTTACCCAAGCACATACAGCATCCGCATTTACTAAAGCTTGTTGTGTTATTAATTCTGTAGCACAAACTGCATATTCACCTACTTCATCAAAAGCAAAAGCTACAGAAGCTTGTTTACCAACTGCATCAGCAGCATCAAAAGTACTATTAACAATTTCTCCTGTAGCAGCAACTGGATTTTGATCAAAGTTATTTATATCAGCTATTTGATTCCATGTATTAGTACCATTCGGATCTCTATAATAAACTTTCCATATTACTGTTGATAGAGTAAAAGAAAAACCTAATGAACTATTATTAGTAAAAGATTGTTGTATTATACATTGAAACACTACTGTTCCTTGTGATAATGCACCACCTATTTTAAATCCTCCACCTTGTGAAAAACCTGATTGAGCAGCTGTAGGCGTAACAGGTAAATCATTAGAAGCTAAAGTACTATCGCTAAGATACCAAACTCCAACAACTGGGTTGGTATTTATAGGTGCAGATAAATAATTTACACCTGGATTACCAGCACTACTATTTATTTTACAAGTTGATTTAGCGCTAGCATTAATAGCTGTAGCACCAACAGTTATTTCTTGAGTTTTAGTTATATTTAAACTGCCTGTTTGTGGAACACCATTAAGAACTGCATCTTCTATTTTTAATGTTAAAGTATAAACACCAATAGGTGTATTACTAGATTTCCAAATTTTACCTGTTGTAGATTCTATATTAAAATAATTATTAGTATTACCAGCTGAAATACTATATAATAAATCATCTGCATTATTACTATTAGAACCGTTGTTACCATCTCTAGTAACTATTGGACTATTTACGGAGTTTCCTGCATCTACAGCAACTGTTACATCCGGTAAACTTGCACCAGCGGTAAACTCAGGAGCAATATTACCTAAAGATCCTGTAGCTGTTACGGTACTAGTATCACCAGCATTTGTTGTAAATGTAAATGAAAAAGTATATACATCTTTTGTAGAACTGTCATCTCTAAAAACAAATTGATTATTTGCTGTTTGTAATTTATATCCTGTTCCTGAAGTTATTAAACTAAACTCTGATGTTCTAGTTGTATTAGTACCATCTTTAACAACCATGTTTACACTTGAAATATCTGTGTTAGCAAAATTACTACCTTGATTATTTTGCGGATAGAATACGCCTGTTAAATCAATACTAGCCGCCATATTTTCATTTTGCGAATAAGACATATTAGATAAAGCTGCAACACCATCAAAACCAGTTTCTACATCTGCATTTAAATCTGCTATTAACCCTGTTGTAGATGTTTCATAAAACAATTGTAATACTGATTCTACAGGTTCAGTTTCAGCTATAGATAAATGAGGAACCATTGTAGGGTCTGTAATACCTAAAACTGTAGTACCTGCATTTGATGTAGCTAACCTAGCTATTAAGGGATTTGTATCTAATTGATAAAAATTAGTTGGCGTAGTTATGTCACTTGTTGCCATTTTTAAATCATTAGCATCAGCTATAGTATCTGCAGTCATAGCTAAAGGTAACACTTGAGTACCACTAACGTTTACAGGAAAAAACTGAACATTATCAGTAGCTGTATTATTTACTCTACCATACAATCTTACAGAACTTCTAAATTGTTTTTGTTCTGGTCCTACTTCAGATAAATCTCTTGGAACTTTATTTATATTATCATTTAATAATACAACATGCCCTGTTTTACCATCTTCATTTGTAGGAAACGTTACACTGCTTTGACCTGGATAACCATCTAAAAATCCTGGAAAATAACAGTTATAATAATCTTGCTCTTGTTGTTTAACAACTATTTTATAGGAATACCAACCTAAAGGATTATTAATATTATAAGCAAATTTTATGTCTGGGTTGTTTAAGTTTGATAAATACAACTCATTATTTATTTCACCATCTGTAGTAACAGTATAACCTGGACCACCAGTAACATTTGTTATTTTTACAAAATCAGTATATTCACCTCTTAAATATGAGTTAACTACTGGTATACCGCTAGTATCACCACCATTTAAAGTAAAAGTATAAGTGTTATTATTTATTGTTGTAGCAACGCCTGTTGTGTTAAAACCATTTGATATAGCGTCAGCATATAAACCAGGAACACCTGTATTAAGATTTTTAACACTTGTAATAGAACTATTAATTACAACTTTTAATGCATCACCCCACCATTCTTTCAAGTTTTGTGTACTTGATCTATACGGGTGATAAAAAGTTGAACCACCAAAAAATGTTCCGCCCACACTTACCCCATCATCTACTGAAGATAAAATTACCGATGATTGTCTTCCAAATTTATCAGCTAAAATAAAACCAACTTGATAATTTCTATTTTGTTTTAATGTGTGATTAGGATATTCTGCCCATGTTTCAAAAGCAGTTGAGCTTTTTGCGTTAGCACCTACATTATAATTTAATGAAGCAGGTGGTGTATGTTGACTTTGAAAATTAGCATATATTACTCTGTTACCTGAAACTTCTTGTGCTAAAGCTCTCACAGGAACTTTATCATATACTCTTACTGTTTGTCGTTCAGGAAGTGTTTTATAAGGTTTTCTTGATTGATAATCATATGTATAAGTACTAATAGCTGTAGATAAGTCACTAGTTTGAACTGTATCTAAAACTTTAACTGCTCTACCATCAGACTCTTTATATAATATATCTATTTCGATTATTTTATATGTATCAGCAGCTTGATCTCCTAGTTTACTTTGTACATCTGGAAGAGGTATTATTAATTCAACATTTTGTACTCCATTTTGCATAAAATCTAAAATAGTACTTCTATAAGCAGCATTTTCATCATCAGGAGTTGCTGGGCTTGTACCACCACTTCCTAAAAAATAACCTTTTTGTTGTGGAATAAATGCTGGTTGACTAAATGGAGCCATTAATGAATATTCATTATCATCAAACTTAAATCTATAACTAAACCTTACAAACAAGTCTTCTAAAAAATCTGGATCACCAGGCCAATCAACACCTCCATTAAAATCATAAGTAATGTCTTTACCTGTCATTGTTGTTGCTAAAAACTTAACTGTATCAGTGGCTAAAACAGCGGCAGCAGGTGCAACATTTAAAGTTACTGTTGTTCCTGATATATTACTTACATATAAATATTCTGAAGCTGCAATTTTAACAGCACCGGCATTTGTAGTAGCAACGACTAGCATACCTTTTTTAATATTAGTATTTGATTGAGCTAGCGTTAATGTTGTTGAAGGAGGGCAAGTAGCACCTGTTACTTCAACTGTTTTTAACAACGTTAATGCTTCATAAGGATTATATTTAGCAACTGATATTTGATTTTCTTTAGTATAATAACCTAAAGACTTAGTAACGTTTATTTTTCTAGGTTGATTCAAGTTATCAGTCCAAAATAATAAATTTTCTACTAAATTAATACCTATAATTAAATTATTTTTACTAAAATTTAAAAAACTACCTTCAACTAATTTTGTATAAGTACTGTTAAAATATTTATATATATAATGATTAGTATTATCTGTTAAAAATAAATATATAGTACTATTGTTATCATCAGCAAAATAACCTATAGTTTCTAAGTTAGCATTACCTAAATCAGTTCCAGATACTAAAGCATTACCTAATACATTTTCTAAAGCACCTATATCATCAGCCTCAGATTTACCTACAGATATATTCTGCGCATCACGATATTCACCATTAGGTATTAGTCTATCGTCCAAGTCTTTATTCATCTTGGACTTCAAGAAACTATTTTTAATTTCAGCCATATTTAGTATTTAATCCATTTAGATTTATTTCTCATAACTTGAACTATTTGATCAAGCTTAAGATTTGATAATCTAATTTTAGCATTTCTTAATTTAGCGCTTCGTTCTCTTTTAAATCTTTGAACGATGTATTCTTGTATACCTACACTTGTAGATAATATTGAGTATAATATGTGAGCATATAAAGCTTCTTCAGCCATTTTAGGTATTCTTAAGTCTAAACCATAAGCATTACCATCTGATATATATTCTAATATTATTAATTTTTGTTTTAAGTTGTTTGAAAAAGCAAATAAACCTTTTCTATCATCAATTATAAACCAACCATTTCTTTGACTTGTTTCAGGGTTTAATCCATATCTTTGACCTAAAGCACCATCATAATAACTTGTCCAATAAACATCTGCAATAGAATAATCATTTATATAAGCACCACTAATATTTCTTGGGTTATTAGCATCCCATTTTACTGTAGTTTGTGATGTACCATCTATGTTGGAATTATTACTATCCTGAGTAGGTAAACCATCGTTATCTTGTGCTGGAGTAGCATAAGGCCTTAATGTTAATTCATTAGCTGGAAATATTGTGTGTTGTACTCCCATATTATCTACATATGATAACCTTACATAATTAACATAATCTTGAGGTATTACAAGAGATAAACTTTCAGGAATAGTTAATTCTTGTGATCTTATACTTTTTAAAGTATCATAACTAAATTCTTGCAAACCACGTTTAGCGTGAAATATTACATCAGTTCTTTTTACACTAGGTATTAATTTTCCAGGTCCTACATAAGCTATTAAAAAGTTATTAATAATATCATCTAATTTAGCATACTCATAACTGCCGTGCATATCCCATAATGTATCTTCATTCATTTGAATTTTAAGATAATTACCAGATGTTAAGCTAGAATTTACTGTTACTATATTATTTACTTCTGTCCAAGGACTTGCAAATCTAAATGTTAATGTACTGGCATTAGTAATATTAGCGGTTAAGTTAGCTATACATGTAAAATTAGCATTACTATTTATTGTTTGTATAACTCCTATTAAAGTTCCGTCAGCTTTTAAAACTGACATGCCAGCTAATATATTATTATTACCTGGGTTTATACTTACTACTTTTTGGCCTGTTACGTTACTACCAGCGGCAGCTAATGCAGCACCTGTTGTTGCTGTAGCGGCCGGAGTTAATTCAGTCCACGTGTTTGCATCAGGACTTGTGTAAACTTTAAAGTTATTTAAACCATAACCTGACGCTGAAGGATCAGAGCTACCAAAAGTTAAATTAGTTTCAAATGAACTAGTAAATGTTTGACCAACTCCAGTTGAACCTATGGTAAACTGCTGAGCACCAGCGTAATATTGTCTGTTAGTTTCGGTGATTAACCCACCATTAGGTATTGGCATAACTTATTAACTTTTTTGATTTATATTTTCTTGTTGAATTTGTGAAGCTGCAACTTGTACTATTTCTTGATTTTTTACTACTACACCCGCATATAATAATATTCTAACTATTAATTCTACTTGCTCTGAAATATGTAATTCAAAATTACAAGATGATGTAGGTTGAAAAACATACTGAGATCCAGACGTAAACGACCAAATAGGAGGTATTGGTTTTCTTATATAACTTACTGCTAAACCGCTAACTATACTGGTTGGATAAACAGTAAGCTGATTATTTTCATATGTATAAATAGGGTTTACTGTAGTTGGTTTTGTTAAATTAGAACTTAACAAATGATATAATTCGCCTCTATCTACTCTTTGAGCTTCTTCTGTATCTAAAGCACCTACTTGATACAACACTTGTCCTAATCTATAAAATTGTTTTGGATAAAGATTTATAATTATAATTTGACCAGCCGTAGGTTGATTAACTAACGTTAAAGTTGCACCACTAACGCTATATTCTGTTGATGCTAATTCTACACCATTTACAAATACATTACTAATAGCATTATTATTAGATAAACTTAAAGCATCTCCAGTTAGAGTATATGTTAATTGAGGGTCAACAGCTGTAAACTGTTGTGTTGCGGAAGAAGTTCCAGAATATTGATTAGGTAAGTTAAAAACGTTACTTGAAGATACTGATGTAGCGTTTCCATAGTCTTTAAAAATAGCAATTTTTTCATCAAGATTTACAACTCTATCAGAATAATCTGCATTTGCTTGTGGCACACGTAGTTGTTGGTTTAAACTTTCAAAATATGTTCCAAATATTTCTGATTGAGTTTGAGCACCTATTTTATTAAATTCCAAAGGTGTCATATAACCCCTTTGTTCTTTGTTTAGTATTAATAAAACGGTTTGATATACAGTATTTACGTTTATTGCCATTTTAATATTTTATGTAATAACAGCTGGGTCACCGAAGTGACCCGCTATTATAATTATAGTTACACGTTATTGTAACTTTTTATTTATAGTTTTGTAAACTTCTACTCCTTCGTCAGTTTTAAACCATGCAGCTAATGCTGAATATGGATTTTCATCAAAAGGAACAGTCATAAGCTTTCTATCATTTGATCCCCATAAAAATGTTCTTTGATCTTGTGATAGTTTAATTAAATTACTTTCAACAGCTTTAATACCTGTATTTCTTAAACCAACATTTTCATCATTAGCTATAGCCATAAATGAATGAGGATTTTTCTTAGCCATTAAAAGTAAATCTCTTTTTATTTCTTTTGAACTCATATTAGAAACAGAAGATCCTTTTTCTACTCTTAATATTGCCTCAGCATGATCGATATCTAACTGTTTAGCAAACATTAAAGCTTCTATTTCTGCGTGTATTTCATCAACTTCGTTTTCAGCAACTATATTTGCTTCAAACTCTTTATATGTTGACCCTAGTCTTGGGTGATATAAAGATAAAAGTTTTTGTAAGTTTTGTTTTTCTTTTGGTACGGTTAATACACCGTCATCAAATACAATATGCCCCATTGTTGCTTCACCTTTTTGTTCATCTACAAATGGTGAATTTTGGTTACTTGCATATCTTAATTCTCTTTGTTCATTTTTTTCTGCATCAAACCACAATAAAGGATACCTTGTAGAGTGTCTTGATCCTAGTCTATATGTTAACGGAGACTGTTCGTGTAGTAAAAGATATGTTCTATCTTTTATTTCCCATTGAGGTTTTTTAACCTCTACTTTTTTTACTTGTACTGGTTCTTCAACCAATACTTCTTGTTTTTGTTTTGCCATGATATAATATAATATAATAATTTAATAAAATAAAAGGCTAGGCGCCGAAGCGCCTAACACTTTTAATAAGAATAATCTTAGTTTTGGAATAACACAAAGTTGTTCGCAGCTTGAGTTACTAGACATCTTTCAGATAACCAGTTAACTACCATCTCATCAACTTCAGAAGTGTAAGCACCACCAGCAGTACCAGTGATCCAGTTTTTATATCTTCTGTCGTCAGCTTGAGAAGCTCTATATCTTACGTGCAAGAAAGGTCTTCTAATGTTTGTACCAAGAATTTGGTCATAAACAGTTGAAGTTCCAGCAGGGATAAGAACACCATCGATATTATTTACCGCAACAGCGCCTCTTGTAGAAGCATCGTTTAAGTATTTCCATGAAGTTTTATAGAAGTCATAAGAACCTCTTCTAAAACCAGAGAAACCTAGATTTAAAGC